AATCCCTTCAAAATTCCGGAAACATGGGCCATTTATAGGGGTTTTGACTTTGGATATAGTAAGCCTTTTAGTGTTGGATGGTATGCAGTAGACCATGATAAGCGTATTTATCGCATAAAGGAGCTTTACGGATGCACAGGTGAACCGGATGTTGGGGTTAAGTGGGAGCCGACAAAGATAGCACAGGAGATACTTAGATATGAGCAAGAGGATAACAACTTAAAAGGCCGAAAGATAAGAGGAATTGCCGATCCTTCCATATTTGACGAGAGTAGAGGGGAGAGTATAGGGGCACTTATGGAGAGGTATGGTATTTATTTTGATAAGGGAGATAATGCAAGGCTACCAGGCAAGATGCAATTTCATTACAGATTTGCATTTGATGATAATAACTTCCCCATGTTTTACGTCTTTAATACATGTAAAAGCTTTGTAAGGACTATGCCGGACCTGGTGTATGACGAGGTACACGTTGAGGACATAAACACTAAGCAAGAGGACCACATATATGACGAGTGCCGATATGTTCTTATGGAAAATCCAATGGCACCAAGAGTAAATAAAAAGCGCGTTATAAAGCCATATAGTCCACTAGACATAGATATGAAAGAGGAATACGACAAATACAATTTCTATAGACAATGAGAGAGGGGAAAAAGAATGAACAAAAGATTCAATTTGCTAGGACACGATATCAATATTCAGCCGAAAGAAGCAGAACAAGACGTTATGGTTGATGAACAAGGCAATGCGCTTAAGATAGGGGAGAAAGAGATAAGCAAGGCAACAGAGCTGCTTATCAAGTATAAAGATGGCAAGACCAATTTAGATAACCGCATAGCTGAAAATGAAAAGTGGTATAGATTGCGTCACTGGGAGACAGTAGGGAGCGAAGATGTAAACAAGATAGAGCCTGCTAGTGCATGGCTATTTAACTCTCTGCTATCCAAACATAGTGATGCAATGGACAACTACCCTGAGCCTACGTTTTTACCTAGAGAGCGTGGAGATGATGAAGAAGCAACGCAGCTTACTAAGATAGTACCGGTAGTGCTAGACCATAACGAGTATGAGCAGACCTATTCGGACGTTTGGTGGTACAAAATCAAGCATGGCGGCGGAGCGTATGGTGTATTTTGGGATAAAAGCCTTGAAAATGGCCTTGGAGACATATCAATTAAAAAGGTCGAGATACTCAATACATTCTGGGAGCCTGGCATCAATAAGATACAAGACAGCAAAAACCTGTTTATGGTTGAGCTAATCGATAATGCGTCACTCTATGAGATGTACCCAAGCATACCTAAAGGCAAGTTAGAGTCAAGTGTTATCACACTAACAGCGTACTCGCATGATGATAATGTAGATATAAGCGAAAAGTCATTAGTGATAGATTGGTACTACAAAGTAAAGGTAGGCACTAAGACAGTTTTACACTATGTAAAATATGTTGGTAACACCGTACTATTCGCCACTGAAAATACACCAGAGTATGCAGAGCGTGGAATATATGACCATGGTATGTACCCTATCCACATAGATGTATTATTTCCAATCGAGGGGTCTCCTTTCGGGTTTGGCTACATCGACATAATGCGTGAGCCACAACTATACTTAGATAAGCTATCAAGTATCATCATTAAAAATGCATACCAAAGCGGTAAAAAGAGGTACTTCTCTAAAAATAATGGCAACATAAATGAAACAGAGTTTGCCGATCTAAGCAAAGATATTGTGCATGTAGAGGGGCAAGTTGACGAAGCTACTATAAGAGAGATTATCATTGCACCATTGCCATCCTACATTATTCAGTATAAGCAGCAGATAATAGACGAGCTTAAGGAGACTTCCGGCAATAACGATTTCTCCCAAGGTACAACAAGCGGTGGAGTAACAAGCGGAGCAGCCATTGCAGCCTTGCAAGAAGCATCTAACAAATCTTCTAGGGATAACATAAAGGGCGCATATCGCACCTTTTCAGCGGTCAATCTCATGTGTGTTGAGCTTATCAGACAGTTTTATGATATGGCTAGGCAATTTCGCATTACTGGGAGTGATGGAAAGACAGATTTTGTAGACTACAGTAATCAAAACATCAAGCAACAGCCACTACCAATGTCATACGAGGGGCAAGACCAAGAGCCAGGGTTTGAGCAATCATTCCGCAAGCCTATCTTCGATATTAAAGTAAAGGCGCAAAAGAGCAATCCTTTCTCGCGTATGGCACAAAACGAGCTTGCAAAGGAAATGTATAACAGCGGCTTCTTTGATCCGGTTAGAGCAGACCAAGCACTAATCGCACTAGAACTTATGGATTTTGAGGGCAAGCAGAAAATAGTCGAAATGATAAGTAAAAATCAACAGCTATTGCAGCATATAGAACAAATGCAGCAGACTAGTATGCAAATGGCACAGGTGATCGAGCAAATGACAGGGCAGCCGATGACAGCTATGTTGGGGGCGCAGATGCAAGGACAAGGGCAAATATAGACTAGATTATTAGCTAGGTATTGAGTATAATCTAAATAATACAAAAAAGGGGGAAAAGATGATTGAGGTAAGATACAAAAAGGATAAGGGTAGCTATGAGATACACTTAAAAGGACACGCTGACTACAATCCTGGAAATGATATAGTATGTGCAGCAGCAAGCAATCTCATTTACACATTAGCAGCAGCGGTAGCAAATATACACGATACGCTCATAACAACAGAGGTAATGATAGGCAAGGGAGATACTAAGGTAAAGACGACGATAAAATGCGAGGACATACGCTCTAAGGTAGCTACAATGTACGAGACTATCCTTATTGGATACTGGCAGTTAGAAGCAAACTATAAAGCTAATGTTAGGGTAACTATAGAGGGGGAATGATTATGTTTAAATGGTTTAAGCATCACAATAAATACAAAATGAGTAAAAAGCTCATGGGATATTATAAGTAAATAGTCGGCACAGATAATATAAAATTATCTGTGGTGGTACGTAAAATCAGCGTTTAGGACATACCTAAGCGCTTTTTTATGCCTAAAACTAAAAAACACGCTAACATTGTTAATAAATTATCTATATAGTACAGACGCAATTACTTTAATTATGTGGTATATATGTCTTAAGCGGTAAATATAGTAAAATCCAAAACGCTGAACGAGGTGATCGCTTATCTATTTTTTAAATGACACCATGATAAACAACTAAAATTAACATATCCCTTAAAGGGTGACTCCGAGAAAGATCGAGACGAAATAAAAGGAATGATATTATGAACAAACTAAAACTGTATGCGTTAAACCTCACACTATTTGACGAGGGAGCAGCAGCACCAGGGCCAAGTGTCGAAGGTACCGTTGGAAGCGACAGCCAACAAAAACAGGCAGCACCTAAAGTTGTATACGGTAAGCAAGACGATACCCAAACAGCTACCCCAATCGCCAAGGGGGCAGAAACAAAAGCACCAGTTGAACAGCCAGTAGATCGCAGATCAGAGTTTGAAAAAATGATTAAAGGCGACTACAAGGCAGAGTTTAACGAGAGAACACAAGGCATTATAGACCAACGTTTTAAAGCTTCAAAGCAAGTCGAAGCACAACTTCAAGCAACCGCGCCTATCTTAGATTCTTTGTATTCTCGCTATAACGTAGAGCCAGGCGATATTCAAAACCTTACAAGAGCGATGGATAATGACCATGCACTTTGGGAAGAACAAGCAGATTCTATGGGATTAACTGTAGAACAATACAAGAATTTCAAAACGATGGAGCGAGAAAACGCTGACCTTAAAAAGATGCAACAACAAGCAGAACAAAGACAACAAGCAGATCAAACTTACAATGCATGGATGCAGCAGGCAGAAGAAATGAAAGCAGAGTATCCGGGCTTTAACCTGGATGCAGAAGTGCAGAACAGAGACTTCTTAGGTATGCTAAGAGCTAATGTACCTGTGAAGGTTGCCTATGAAGCGGCACACATGGGAGAAATCAAGCAGAACGTAGCTAAGAGTACCGCAAAGCAAACAGAAGCTAATGTAACGAGTAGCATAAGAGCAAATGGCCAAAGGCCAACAGAAGCCGGAACAGCTCAACAATCCGGTATTATCGTTAAAAATGATGTAAGTAAATTTACTAAAGCAGATAGGGCCGAAATAGCCAAGCGCGTAAACAGAGGGGAAAATGTTAATTTATAATCCCCTCTAACCAAATCATAAGGGGGAAACAAATAATGAAGAATTTAAGATTTTACAAGATGGATTTACAGCTATTCGATGCAAATACAAACCTTTCAACCGATGTTGCCTTATCAGTAGGCATGAGAACGTATTACAGCGATTACTTAATTGATAATACAGCACCAAAGCTTATCCATGATCAATTTGCACAGAAACATCCTATTCCGGCCAACAATGGTAAGACAGTGGAATTTAGAAAGTACACTCCTTACCCTAAAGCATTAACAGCACTT